AAACAACCGGAATGGGTCAGCTTACCAAGGAATTTGGAAGGATACCTTTTCCATATGATGTAAGCGGAGATGGAATATTTGACTCACGAGATGCTAATCAATTAATCAATTTGATTAGGGGAGGTAAGATTAACATCGGCGGAATTATAGACTTCTTTTTTCCAATACAAGACGGCAATTTAATAGTTGAACAGCCGATTTTTCCAATATCACGATACCCCCTTGAAAGCCAGCTAAAGGAATCTGTGGCCAGTCGATTGGCTCGAAACGAAAAGATTGAATTAACGTCTGTTGGTAGGAAAAGAGGCATAAGCATTAATCTTCCAACTGCAAGTCATCAATTTAGCGGAGTGGGAACCTCGAAAACGTCTGGTGGTGAAGCTATGGGTGAGCCCGAAACTCCATATAATGCTCAATACCCTTACAATCACGTCTATGAATCAGAGTCCGGTCATATTATCGAATATGACGATACTCCATCCGCAGAGCGGCTCAATTTTTATCATCGATCAGGAACGTTTAAAGAAATTCACCCAGATGGAAAGCAGGTCGATAAGAGTGTTAATGATAGATATGACCTCTCCCTTGGTAATGCTAATTACGCATCAGAACAATCCGTAAATATTACAGCCAAAGAAATCCTACGTGCCCTGGGAATTGAAGAAGTCACTATTGAATCCGGCGATGCAATGAACCAAGAATCGGGAGGGGATCGAAACGTAACAGTTGGGGGAAATGCAAACACCAAGGTCAAGGAAAATGTATATACCGTAATTGACGGCGACGTCCACATAAAAATAAAAGGAAACTTAAAAGTATTTGTAGAGGGCGATATAAAAGTTAAGAGTAAAAATAAAGTGCTTGTTGATGGGCTTTTTGTACAAACTAACGGCAAAGTTGCAAATGTTGTGGGATCTAGCGCCTTGGTAAAAACCACTGCACCACTTACACGACTGGGTGGATATACAACAGGAGATGCAATTTATTCTATGTATTCCGATACCGCTGGCATAGCCTTTCCAGGCAAGCCAGACCCATTGTATCAAATTTACATACCTCCCGTTCCTTTATTTCGCAACGATGCGAATAAATCGGATCAATTGGAAAATGCGGCCGAATTTCAACCAAAAGATGGATATCTTTTAAACGCATCATCCGTCGTTTCAGGATCTGTTGGAAGTGGCGACTTATACAAACCGGTATCCGACTCGGACGGGAATGCGGTTGTGTTATCACGTCGATTAGGGCAACAAGCAAAATTATTTGAAGCTCTTCCAGTAGGAGAGTTGGAAGATTCAAAAATTCAATACATGCACAAAGACGGAAGAATTGTCGATTGGAGTGTCAAGCGACCTACACATAAAAAGGGGAAAATGATCGAGGCTGGACGTTACAGTGGTAATGGTAACGGAGGTAGGGATCACTTTCGATTTAGAAAACCTGGAGGAAGTTACCCATCTCCAATGATTTTACAAATTGGCTCAACCGAATATCTAATATTAGAAGGTGGAGTTAGACATGAAGCACTTGGTGGAGGGGAAAGTTGTGGGCTTGCGGACATTTTTGGGCTCGGCGACTTATTTTGATGATATAAAACAATAATGATGTTTAATTAACCGTAAAGAAGTGGTGACATGAAAATAAATAAATCAAGTCTTACACAAACCTCATTTACGTGTCCATCTTCATGGGTTGGATGTCTTGATAGTGGAAAAGAGTGTGAAATTCACTTCAGACGTGGAAAACTTGAGCTAAGAAGTGAAGGAAAAATCATTTTTGAAGGCGAAAGAGACCAATTTGATGTCTCCTCTTTTATGGATTTGGAGGAGGCATTAAAAATTATTGAGAAGGGTGGTATCGAAAGCGAATAAATAGATTAAAACGTTTTATGAAAAGTTAACTTTACCGCAGCAGCACTATGACACGAAAGTTCGTTGACCACATAAAAAATGAAGCCTACGTGGATTTTGTTAAAGAAGCTAAGGCTATCCTTGACGCAGAACACGAAAAGCAAGTTCGTGAATATACCGAACTTTTGCTAAGAACCGGACATCTAACTCCCGGAACTAATAAGCAAGATACGGAAAAGCAACTCGAAGAGGCTCTAACTAGAAAACACTTCCAAATGGCTGCGGATTCGCTTAAATCAATCGAAGATAAGCAAAAAAGAAAGGAAATGGCTGCGCATCACGCAGAAATATTTGCAAAATCAAATCCTCGATTTAACCGTGCTAAGTTTATGCAAGCGGCAGATGTGGAGGATGACATGCAAGCTGCTCGAGCGGATTTAAACGATATGGCTGATGCTGAGGCGGTCGCCCACCAGTCAAAAAAACTAAAACATTAAATCTAATACATTCGCAATGTTATCACAATGTCAAGTCACAAAAAATCAAAAGACGTTGGATTAAATCATCAATTAAAAATCGCAAAAGACACATTAAAAATGAGCGATGCCGGCGCTTTAGTTGCGGGCGGTATGTCAAAGAGAGATGCGGTTAAATTAATCGTAAAACACCACGGAATCGATAAAGCAAAGCAATTACTATCAAAAAGCGGACACAGCGAAACCGAAACAGTTAAATTACTTGAAAATGTTTTACATTTTGGCATCTGTTTGGAAAGTGAAAAATTACAGAGCTATCTAGGGCATTGGTTCGGGCACGAAACCGTTGACAAACATCCTGCATTTAGACAGGGCATAAAAGCAGCAGCATCTGCCTCAATTGCAAACACCACCGACACTATAAAAAAATCAGCAGCAGCTAAGCACGCACATCATGCTAGAACGGCAATGCAACATAAAAATGCCATGAATAAGTTGTTAGCTAATAAAAAGGGAATGACCTCTGAATATGTACACCATGATTCAGAGTTGACAAAACACATGGAATTGTCAAACAAATATCACGCATTTGCCAAAGGCGTTCATCAAGGCTCCCTAAAAAAGAACTAAAAAGTAATTCTCAACTCACCTTGAAATTCAGTATAGTAATACTTGAAGAGGTGAGTCATGCCATACATAAAACAAGACAAGCGAGAACAAGTCCAAGACCAACTTGGATATTTAATTGATGCAGTAGCAGTAGCTTCTGAGGGGGATGTGCAAGCACTTCCTGGCATTTTAAATTATTGCATAACAGTCCTAATTAAATCTGCGTATAAACAGGTAACTGGAAAGTTGAAACTTTCCTACTCTGACCACAATTCGGCTGTAGGTATGTTAGAATGCGCTAAGATGGAATTTTATCGCAGACAGACTGCACCATACGAGGATGAAAAAATATTCGAAAATGGGGACGTTTAGAGCGATTGTAAAAAGCTAAATACAAGAAACGAAAAGTTTACTTGTATGTCCAACAGAATTTTATTTGTATACGATAATTTAAAAGTTACCCTTTATCCAGGCGATGCCCCATATTTTGGATTTGATATTTTGGCCGGGGAAACTCAATGTAGCACCGTGGGAACTTTATACGACATGGGACATAACGCAGCTTTTTCGGCACGTGGAAACACTCAAGTTCGTGGTCAAATATGGACCACATATAGTTCACAATCAATTAGAGAATTAAAAGAGTTCATTTATCCAGAAGGAGATGTTCAAATCATATCCACAAAGGTTACTATTACAGAAGAAAAGGATAAAATTGTTATTCCGGCAAATATATTTGCAATGAATAAAATCCCAACGTTCGCCAAAAAAATAGACTCAGGTTTATGGTGGGTGAGGGGATACAAACTTTAGAGAATATGCTCACACATTTGATAAGTGCATACCTATTTGTTAAAAACAACTACAAGCTAGTAGGTGTTGTAACTGTATTACTTATTATTTTGTACTTTATAGTTGGGTTTTATATTCTCAGAGATCAAAGAGATGACTTGCGAGTCAAACTTTTAGCTAGTGAAAAGAAAGTTGCTCAGTTAGAAAAAGACATCGTTGATATTACTAATGCTCACATTGAGCTGGCTAAGCAGTCCGAAGAGTTGCGAAAAAAGAAAGATGAACTAATCGAGTCTTTAAATCGCCCAGGAAAAAAGTCCCTAACTGAACTTGCTAGAGCTAAACCCGGATTGGTGGAAAAGGCAATAAATTCGGGGACTGAAAAAATATTGAAATGCGTTGAAATTGTAACTTCAGGTGGGGACTGTTAAATGCAAAATATAATAAAACATGCAATTCTTCTACTTGCATTATGTATCACTTCTGGTTGTGCAGTTCAAGCGCCGGAGACGAGAACCCCACTAAATCTTCCGTCGCCAGCTCAGTTAAAGATGAAACCAGTACAATGGAAGGTGTTAAAACAAGACCCCCCAATTCTTGCGGCTGACAAATCGGTAGTCATAATCGGAATAACTGAAGAGGGATATAAAAATCTTGCTCAAAATTTTCGAGATATTATAAATTACATGTCAACTCAGAGGAAAATCATTGAAACCTATAAAAAATACCACGAGGCTGAGTCGAAATAGTCTCGACATTAACTTCAATCCATTTTATTTTTTACATAAATAACGGAGTATGCCACGTGTCACAAAAAAATACTCTGATATTGACCTTTCGTTTTTACCGCACCCAATCACAGGTGACGTTACAGTTTTGCGAGACGAGGACGCAGTAAAAAGGGCACTACGGAACCTTCTTCTTATGGGGAGGTTTGATCGCCCATTTGAGCCGGATCTGGGGGCCAATTTAAAACAGCTCCTCTTTGAACCTATAACCCCACTTACAGAAAAGGCGCTTGACATACAAATTAGAGGAGCAATATCTCGATATGAACCTCGTGTGACAATATTAAATCTAAAAGTCGAGGGACTCCCCGATGAAAATGGCTATAACGTATCCTTAACGTTTGCAATAGATACCATTTCAACAGTGGAAACCATCGATACATTTCTTGAAAGAGTTAGGTAGGGATAAATAAAAAGATGGCGACTAACTTTAAAAATATTGACTATTTGCAAATTAAGCAGTCGCTTAAGGACTATCTCAAAACTCTCAAAGAATTTCAAGATTTTGACTTTGAAGCAAGCGGCATACAGCAGATATTATCACTGCTTTCGTACAATACAGCATATAACGCATTTTATCTGAACATGGTTGGGGCAGAAATGTTTCTCGACTCTGCTCAACTTCGCTCCAGTGTCACATCTAGGGCAAAGGCGATTGGTTACGTCCCCACATCTACAATATCAGCCAAAGCGACGGTTAGAGTTGAAATTGAAGGGGTTGCTAATTTAAATGGACAATTCCCTCCCCTGGTCTCAATAAAAACAAGCCATGAGTTTATAGCGTACTCCGGAGCCAACAGACCTTATACATTTACGCCAGATCGAACATACCTTGTTGAGCTAGATTCTAGCGGAAAAGCAACAGTTGATATTGCACTGGTACAAGGTAAGCGAATCTCCTTTCAATATACGGTCGATCAAACGTCACCAATAAAGCAAAAATTTGAAATACAAAATGCGAATGTAGATATTAACACTCTTAAGGTTTCCGTTAAGGACTCGGCAACCTCAAATGCAGTAAAGATATATGCCCCGGCAAGTAACTTTAATCAGCTCACTGGAGATTCGCTGACTTACTTTGTTCAAGAAAATCAGAATGAACTTTTCGAGGTTTATTTTGGTGAAAACGTTGTTGGAGTTCAACCCGAAACTGGAAATATTGTTATACTGGACTACGCAGTTTCAGTTGGCCCGGATGCAAACGGATTAAAAGTCTTTTCATTTATAGGACCATCTGAAGAATATCGAGTTTTGAAAATAGCAACGATTGAGCCTGCCAAAGAAGGAAAGGAAAAAGAATCTAACGATTCAATCAAATTACTTGCTCCACTTTTATATGAGACCCAAGATCGAGCAGTAACACGCAACGATTATGAATCACTTATTAGAAAAGACAACCCCAACATAGAATTCGTAAGAGTCTGGGGCGGCGAGTCAAATGTCCCACCAGATTTTGGTAAAGTGTATGCCGCAATAAAACCTAAAACTGGAACGAGACTTTCAATTGATGAGAAATCATCTATTATTAATAAAATATCACGTGAAAGAAGCATAGTATCCGTAGAAGTAAAAATTGTCGATCCAGATTATCTTTTCTTAGAGGCAAATTGCACTGTCAAATTTCGGTCAAAGACTACCACGTTACGCCCTAATGACATTAAAAGGCTTGTCTATGATCAAATTGTTAACTATAAAACCGCATCTCTCAATGGATTTGATGCGGACTTCTCTCATTCCAAATTACTTGCGACTGTTGATTCAGTAGATAGATCAATTGCGGGAAATGTAACAACAATCAAATTGAAAAAGAGAATCTTCCCCGCATTTGATACTCCAACAAGATTTGAGGTAAATTTTCATAACGAATTGAGTCGAGGAGATAGCTCTAACGGAATCAGCTCTATAAACACAACGGGATACATATACAGGGGTTCTGTAACTTACATTGGAGACGATGGTAAGGGAGGTCTCTATTATTACAGACTTATTGATAATAAGAAAGTGATAGTTCAAACCGGCATAGGGACCGTCGACTATGAAACGGGAGTTGTCGTTATTAACGCCCTTGACGTTCAAGATTTGCGCAACTCCGACTTTATTGAAATAACCGCAACTCCTTTAGATTACGATATATACGCACCTCGAGAAACCATATTGATTTTGGATAATTCGAACATAAACGTCTTTGTCGAATCTATAGACGCTGATAATGTAATTTCTTAATTGATTAAGTTATGGCAATTACTCCAACTGGAATTACGTCTGTCAGCGTTCAAAAATTCGGAACTCCGAGTGTATACACAACAAGCCGGGTAAATCAAGTTAACCCTCAAGTTGAATTTCAACTACCCGAGTTTATCCAGGAAGACCATAGACAATTTATAGATTTCATTCGAAATTATTACAGATTCATGGAATCCAACGGCGGGCCGCTGGAATTCTTAAGGCGACTATTATCATTGCAAAATATAGATGAGACGACCAATGAGTTGCTTGATTATTTTTTTCGTGAATATGCACCGTCTTTTCCCAGGGCTACAATTTTATCACCTGCAATATTAATCAAGAACATTCGAGAGTTCTATCTAGCCAAAGGCTCCGAGAAGTCATTTAAGCTCTTGTTTAGAGTTTTCTTTGGGCAAGACGTAGAGTTTTATTATCCAAGATTAGATATTTTGCGCTTTTCGGATGCAAAGTGGATACAAAATCGAACTATTAAATGCGTCTTGATAAACGGAGACCCATCACAATTAATTGGCAATCGAATAATAGGAACATCAAGTAAAGCCAACGCATTCGTAGAAAAAGTTTTCCTGGTTCGTGATGGCTCGATAACCACATATGAGCTATTTTTAAATCGCTCATCAATATCGGGCAAATTCAAAGCAG